GCAACGGGTCTACGCTATGCGCTAACGTAGCTTGCCACCAAGACGACGTAGCGGCAATAAAAGCACGATATGAACAGCACGGCTATTCTGTAAAAATCACGAGCAACAAGCGAGACATTTACGTCTCTGATCTGCTAGTGGATCTTCGCGCGCTCAACGTTCTAGACAACAAGCATTGCCCAACTCGATATTTGCAATCCGCCCCTGAGCAGCGCCGAGCGTTTCTTGCCGGGCTGCTAGACAGCGACGGGCACTGTACCAAGGCAAGTGGCTACGTTGAGTTTAGATCTACGCTAGAAATCTTAGCGCTAAATGTTATGGAACTGGCTAGGTCGCTTGGCCAAAAGCCCGTAATGACGCAAAGCGTAGCTAAGCTAAACGGCAAGGCTTACGGGACCAAATATCGAGTGACTTGGCGTTCAACGTATCAGCCGTTCAGCTTACCGCGCAAAGCTGCTGACTGGAAGCCCCGGGCGTCGCAGGGTCTGCGCAATCGGCATCGCATGATCACAGCGGTAACGCCCATAGAGCCGCGCCCCAGTCGGTGCCTCACAGTCTCCAGCTTATCGGCGCTGTACTTGGCCGGAGAAGCTATGGTGCCTACTCACAACACGCTGACCGGCGCTCAATGGCTCGCAGGCAGAGCTTTTAGGGATAAAGAAGCTTTGCCGCGAGCCGTTATAGCCCCTACGCTTAACGACGTGCGCTACACCTGTTTTGAAGGTCCTGCCGGGTTGCTAAGCGTCGTGCCTTCTGAGTTCATACTTAAAGACGGGTACAACAAGACCAATCTGATCCTGTCCTTTCAAACGCCATACGGCGTAGCTACCGTCCGAGGGTTTTCAGCGGAAGAGCCAGAGCGTATGCGCGGCCCCCAATTTGCCGATCTTTGGTGTTTTATCGCAGGCACGCAAGTCAGCACACCGTACGGTTTAAAAGCTATTGAGCAGCTAACTCCAGGGGATTGGGTTGTCACTCGAAAAGGACCCAAGCGCGTAGCTGCTAATTCTGAGAGGTTAGCAAACACCGGCACAGTTACGTTTTCCAATGGCTCAAAACTTGTTGGCACAGCCGATCATCCAGTGTGCACTAATTCTGGCTGGACGAAATTGAATGAGCTTAACGTTGGGGATTCGGTATGTGCAATCAATGTAATGCGCCGTTTTTTTCCCGCGCCGGAAACTTTTGCAGTCAGCGTTGCGTCAACTTGGCAACCCGAGGGGGAACAGTTCGTATATTGCCTGAAGGTCGAGGACGAGCCTGAATATTTTGCTAACGGAATTTTGGTTCATAATTGCGACGAGCTAGCCGCTTGGGGCCAAGGCGAAGAAACATGGGACATGGCCATGATGGGTTTACGGCTAGGGCCGCACCCACGCGTAGTGTGGACCACTACGCCAAAACCTAAAGATTTGGTGCGCAAGCTTGTAGAACCTAAAAAAGGTAGAATAATCACCAACGGGTCTACCTATGAAAACCGAGCCAATTTGCCAGACAGCTTTTTTGAACAGCTTACGCAGTACGAAGGTACTCAGTTAGGACGTCAAGAACTAAACGGAGAGCTTATAGACGCTGAAGAGGGGGGCGTTATTCAACGCAGTTGGATGAAGCTATGGCCTTCAAGTAAGCCTCTGCCGTCATTCGATTGGATCATTGTGTCTATGGACACGGCTTTCACTGAAAAAACTATAAACAAACGTACACACGAACCTGACGACAGTGCCTGTTCGGTATGGGGCATATTTTGGCATGACGACAAGCGCAATGTTTTGCTGCTTGATTGTTGGGCCGAGAAATACGGAATGCCGGATTTGATAAAACGCGCAAAAAAAGAAATGAACGTATCTTACGGCGACGACGACGACCGCCCTTTAATCAAACCATTGATAGGCTCGGATAAGCTGGCAACGTCTGGACGTAAGCCAGATATTCTGCTTATAGAAGACAAAGGCAGCGGTATAAGCTTACGGCAAATGCTAGACCGTGAAGGCATATCGGCATACGCATACAATCCTGGCCGCGCGGATAAGCTAACGCGGTTACATATGGTCAGCCATATTTTTGCACGTGGCCAAGTTTGGATACCTGAAAGCGAAAATCGCAAAGGTAAACCTAAAACTTGGGTAGAACCTTTGTTAGCGCAACTGTGCTCATTTACAGGCACAGGCAGCATTAAACATGACGACTATGTGGACACAATAAGCCAAGCTTTAAGGCTATGCATGGACAAGAACCTACTTTCTGATGTAAAACGCTCAAAGAACAACGAACACGCGGAAATCAAACCGCCTAGTGTTGTCGTCAACCCCTACGCTATTTAAGGTAAAACCGCATGAACGACGATGAAAATTCAGAAAGCGAAAACCTAGATAATGGCGCGGGAAGCCTGGACGGCGTAACGGACACGCCCGACGGCGGAGCACTGGTTGCTTTGGAAGACGAAGATAGCGAGCTATTTTCGGAAACTGAAGAACACGTTTCCAATCTTGCAGAAACCTTGCCGCAAGAAACTTTAAAAACGTTAGCAACGGATTTTCTTAGTTTAATAGAAAAAGATGCAAAGGCGCGCGAAAAGCGCGATGTGCAATACGAAGAAGGCATTCGCCGCACAGGTTTGGGCGATGACGCCCCCGGCGGCGCGCAGTTTTCAGGCGCGTCTAAAGTTGTACACCCAATGTTGACCAAAGCTTGTGTAGATTTCTCCAGCCGCTCCATAAAGGAATTGTTTCCCCCAGACGGGCCTGTAAAAACTAAAATTATTGGCGCTATGACCAAAGAGCGTTCGGATAAGGCTAAACGCAAAGCCGAGTTTATGAACTGGCAGTTCACCACACAATCCCAAAACTTTCGCGCCGAATTAGAACAGCTTTTGACCCAAGTTCCGTTGGGTGGCGCGCAATATATGAAGGTTACGTGGGATAGCGCTAGAAACCGACCTGAGTTTCTGTTTGTAGCTATCGACGAAATGTTGCTGCCTTATGCGGCCACTAATTTCTATAGCGCGCAACGCAAAACGCACGTTCAATATCTAACTCAATTGAGCTACGATCAGCGCGTCAAATCAGGCATGTATCGCGACGCCGATTTGCTTCAGTCATCCGAAATATTAGATCAAACTAAATCCGCCAAAGCTAACGACAAGGTGGAAGGCCGCGAAATCGACCCATTTAATTCAGACGGATTGCGCACCGTATTTGAGATTTTTGCATACGCGGAAATTGAAAATGACGAATACGGCCCCTCGCCTTACATAATTACAATCGACAAATACACTCGTGAAGTTTTGTCCATTTATCGCAACTGGGCAGAAGAAGACGATACCCGCGAGCAGTTAGAATGGGTTGTTGAGTTTCCATTTGTGCCCTGGCGCGGGGCGTACCCAATCGGCATTACTCACATGATCGGCGGTTTGTCGGCAGCCGCTACAGGCGCTTTGCGCGCCTTGCTCGATAGCGCGCACATTAGCAACAGCCAAACTATGCTGTCTATGAAAGGCGCGTCAAAGGGCGGGCAAAGCATCAACCTTCAACCTACGCAAGTTGCCGAAATTGAAGCACCTTTAAACATTGACGACATTCGTAAAATTGCGATGCCGTTACCCTTTAACCAGCCCAGTCCGGTGCTGTTCCAATTGCTGGGTTTTTTGGTTGAAAATGCCGAAAGCGTAGTTCGCACAACAATGGACAACGTGGCCGACAACAATCAAAACGCGCCTGTCGGCACGACTTTGGCTAAAATTGAGCAAGGCATGGTGGTGTTTAACGCCATTCACGCCCGATTGCACGACGCTATGGGCCGATTGATGCGTATTTTGCATCGGTTAAACGGACTGTATCTTAGCGACATGCTTGAAGTGGACGAAATTGGCGAAGAATTAGCCAAACGTTCCGACTTTTTAGGCCCTATGGACGTAGTTCCAATTTCTGACCCTAATATTTTTAGCGAAGCGCAGCGTTTTGCACAGGTTCAGGCCGTTGCGCAGCGTGCTCAGCTTGCTCCTGATCTTTACGACAGACGCAAAGTTGAACAACGCATCCTAGCAACGTTAAAAATACCAGATGCTGAAAGCTTGCTAGCGCCCAACGTGTCTCCCGAAGAGAAAAACCCTATCGAAGAAAATGTTTTAGCTACGCTGGGTCAAAATGTGCAAGCTTTTCAAGAGCAAGATCACATTTCACATCTAAAAGCCCACCTAGCTTACATGACTAGCCCAGCGCTAGGCGCTAGCGACCTTATGTCGCCCACCTTTACGCCTCTTATGATAAACCATATCAAGGAACAC